GTTAAGTATAACATACCTTCTTTTGTTCGTCTTAAACCGTTAAAAGATTTCTGTTTTGTAGAAGCAGCGGGTGTATGTGAAACTAAATATGCCATTTTCCTTATTTATATTTTTATGTTAATTCAAGGATACTTGCGTATGCCTCAACATCTACTGAACTTGAGTCAGGCGATGGATCAGCAACTACCCTAACAATATCGTTGTTCTCTAAATTAACTGGTTTATCTAATGTTAATGTATTGTTTGGTGGAACTTCTAAACTTTTACCTATATGATAAAAAGTATTACCACCGTCAGTTGTAACTTTTACATTCACAGTAGCACTAGCATTTTCACTTTTATTTGAAATATATAATGCGTGAATTACAGCAGTTGAACTTGCACCAGCAGCAAATAAATTACCAGCAGATGTATCTACTACTGGAACTGTTATTCCTGCATTTTTAAATGTACTTGCCATAATTAACTACCGAATACTATTGAAAACGCTAATGAGTCTCCTAACATTGCTACATCTCCACTTGCGTCAGGAAAAGTTATTGTTCTATCTCCTGTAGGTTCTGCAACCGTTATTGTTGTTTCGTATGCGTTTTCCTGATAACCTTCAAAAATTAAATTTGCACCGTTTAATGTAATATCATTATCAGTTACGGCGCCACCATCTGTAACTGTTTGTAAAGATACAGCACCTGCACCACCAACTTCTTTTACAACACCACCAGATGTTTTAGTAAACAACTTACCATCGGTAACATTCATTGCCAATTCGTGTACTGCTAAAGCAGCAGCACCTGGAATTTGATTGGGAGTTTCTGATCTTTTTGGTTTAATTACCGTTGCCACTAAAATGTTCCTCCATCAACGGTTACAATTTCTACTTCACCTGAAGTTACAGCAAAATTGTCCGAAGTGAAAGAAGCAACACCTTTGTTTGAAGTTGTAGCGTCTTCACCTTCAATTTTAATTGTGTCAGCACTTGCAATAGTATTAATACCTTCGCCAGCAAGAAACTGCAAAGTACCTTCTATTGAAACTTGACCTTGTGTTGAAGTTTCATCTTTAAAAAATATAGTAGGATTTGCTAATTTACTAGTTGCGATTGAACCATTTAACATATCGTTTGTAATACCTGAAGCCTTGACTCTTAATGCGTCTGAACTTACTTCAATAGATGAATTATCAACTTCAACATCTAATTGATTACCGTCTTTTGACATAGCGGCACCAGCAGTAATTTGACCTGCACCAGAAAACTGAGCAACATCTAAATTAGTTGTACCGAAAGTAGGCGAACCTGTATGAGTAAATGTGTAACCATTGTTAGCATTTAAAACACCTTCCTCAACAAATACGAAAGCACCACCTGTTAATTCTGATGGTTGATCTTCTGGAGTTGCTCTTGTTAATACCCAATTAGAAGAAGCGCCACCTACATTTGTTACTACATAGATACCGTTTTGTGTACGAGTTGTTTGATCTTTAACTAAAATTCTATCGTTTAAATTAGCAGCCGTACTATCTATAACTAATACTGCTTGAGTACCTGAATTAGTTAGTGTTGCACCAACACCAGCAGATCCATTGTTATAAGTTGCTGTTAAATTTCCTGTTGTTGCAAGTTTACAAGATGGTTTAGTATCTAAACCTTGTGCAACTTGGTCAACATATGTTTTGTTTGCAAGTGAATTATCTGTAAAACCTGCTCTGTCTTCATAACCTGATGGCACAACAATTGTACCTGTGCCGTGAGGTGTTAAAGTAATATCTTTGTTTGCCGCTGTAGTAGAAATTGTTTGACCATTAATTGTAATATCATCAACAACTAAAGAAGTTAGTCCATCTATATCTGTTGTAGCAGCTGCACCTAAAACTATTGTTTGACCACCTATTAATACTTGAGGATTTGCTAAATTAGCATTTGTAATTCCAGCAGTACCAGATAAGTTAGCGTTTGTTAAAGAGTTTGCCTGAATTTCAACATTGTTATCTGTAACATCTGTATCTAAACCAGGTCCTCCAGCAAAAGTTAATGTTTCTGAAGTGTTATATGTATCTGTACCTGTGTCACCTGCTAAAGTAATAAACTGATTAACAGTATCAAAATCTAAATTTCCTGATCCGTCAGTTTTTAAGAACTGACCAGCAGTACCGTCGCCATCAGGTAAGACAAAAGTTTTTGATTGTGTAACTGCGTTAGGAGCTTTTAATCCTATAAAACTAGTACCGTTATTAGTACCTTCATTAAATCTTATTTCGCCACCATCTGAAAGTGAGTTTCCTATATTTAATGTATCAATTGCTAAGTTTGAATCTACAAGTATCGCTGAGTTTCCTGTTAGAGTACCTTGAACGTGGTCTAACATATCAGTAAAATATTGACCTCCGATTACTGATACATTGTTAGCGTCACCGTTACTATCAACGCCACCTTCTCCTATAAAAATTCTATCTCCCAGGTTTGATTGTGTACCTGTACCAAATGTATATGCTAATTCTCCGAGTTTAAGAGTTGCTGGTGCTGAAGTTGCTGGACTTCTTTTTATCTGTATTACTGTTGCCATATATTACTCTCTAAAATGTTCCGCCGTTAAATGTTAAAGTTCCAGTAGTAGTAACAATTTCATTTCTACTTACGAACTTACCATCGCTGGCTCTGTATTGTAATAATGCACCATCATTTAGACTTGTTACATCAACATCACCTAATAATTTTAATGAGAGAGAACTGTTTTGTAGTGAAGTACCTGAAGGCAGGGTTACTGAAACTTTTTTGGGACCGCTTCCAGTAGAAGCATTAATTTTTGCTGTAATACTTGCCATAAACCTCTCTCTTTTGTTATATTTATAATACTTTTATTATGTAGTTACATTGGGTCTGACCGTGATTAACCCCTCAATTACTCTAGTTACCGTACCAGTAGAAGTCTGTGTAATTTCAACATCATACACATATCTTTCTGCGTCTAAAGCTGCGGTCTGAGCCGCTGTTAATGATAAGGCGACTATTCCTGAAGTGGCGTCTGAGCCGATTACAGAAGTCAAAGATGTTCTTGTTCTTGTTGACGCATATCCTTTTGCCATCTTTGCTTCTGTTGTATATCCAGTTAAGTCAAATGGGTTGCCGTTTGCGTCCTTGACGGTTACATCTGAACTAAAATTAGCGCCTTGATCTATAATTAAATTAGCTATTGCTGCCATTGTCTTGCACGTCTTTTATTGGTTGAACTTTCTCTTTTTCCATCAATTCTAAAATTTTTCTATTATAGTATTCTGTTAAAACTTGAATTTTTTCCAACTCAACATTGTGTCTAACTTTTGACGCCTCAATCTCTTGTCTAGCAACGATTTTATTTCGTAATTCTATGCTAAAAGTTGTTTCGTCATACACTTTTCCATCTATGGTCATTGACATTATATACTCCTTATGTTATAATATATACTATATTTATAACAGAATAAATAAGAGTATGAAACCTTTGATACATTTAAATTACCCTATTAATAAAGACATTTTATTATTAGAATCTGACAAAGCAAGAGAAAATGCGAAACCTTGGGAAGGTGGACCTAACTTACACATAGATGAGTGGTTAGTGTCATATAAACCTAAAAGTGATTATATATCTAAAATTATGAGAGATTTGAATATAGTAGGTAAACCTAGATTCTACTATATGAAACCTAATTTTACCCTAAAACCTCATAGAGATTTTGGTACGGAATGTGGTGTTAATATACTTCTATCAGATGACTCTGTGCCTATAAACATAGAGGGAATTGATTATCACTATTCGCAAGCACTTATCAATCTACAAAAAGAACATTCGGTAATCAATGATAGTAAAGAAAGAGTATTGTTAAAATTTTCTATACCTGATATACCTTTTGAACAAGTTGCTAAACAAATAAACTATGTGGTGCCCTATGATCTGTCATCTTAATTATACAATAGATAAAGAATATTATAAAAAGTATTTCTTTGACAATTACGATAAGGGTGATTGGCATAGAAGAGGTGATAAAGTATTGAAGATATGGTGGAAGATGTTTGGTATTGATGAAATTGTAAAACCTATAACCTATGATTTAGGTATAGAAAACTTAAATATCAAACCTAGATTTTCATATCAATTACCTAATACTATTTTAAAAAGGCATATTGATGAAGATAGAATAGTAGCAATAAACTTAAACTTATTAGATGAAAAACCAGAGATCATACTTGAAGGTAAAACTTTCAGTTATGAAAATGCTTTAATAGATGTAGGAACTAAAATACATAGCGTTATTGCGAAAGATAAACCTAGATTAGTTTTAAAATACGCTATAAGAAATAATTGGGAAGACATATATGATATATTAGATAAAAAAGGATTAATAGATCACGCTAAAACCTACCTTGATAATCCTAATTATGGATTATATGAGTCTAAATTTATTGCTGGTGACGAACAACATATATATGACTGATAAAATTTTTGAAATATATCCACACAACTTTAACAAAGATAAACTTAAAATAGAGTTTCAGGATTCTGATCCACAAGAATTTAGCAATAGATCACCCAGGTGGCGTAGATCATATAAAGTAGGAGAGTATGGTAATTATTTAAAAGATTTATATTCAAAATTAACAAATAGCAAAGTAGGAGTAGGATATTATCATCAACTATCTGGAGAAAAAGTGGAACCACACATAGACGCCAGGTGTAAATGTAGAATTAATATTAAGTTAAGTGATGACAATACAAATGTCGTTATAGGTAATGAAAAATTTAAATATGATTGTGCATTATTAAATGTTAGTGAATATGAACACTATGTTGAACAATGTAAAAAGGATAGAATAATTTTTAGTATATTATTTGTAGATAAAGATTTTAAGACAATGAAAAATATTATAAAATGATTAAACCAGAAAACAATCCATACCCAATATTATCTATTCAAACAACATATAAGTGTAATATGTTATGTGCTAATTGTTATCTTGGTGATATGTTAAACAATGATGAATATGCTGATTTAAATATGAGTATGTTTAAGGAAGTAATTAGCAAATTACCTAAAAGAACAGATATTAGATTTATTGGTGCTGAACCTACTATGAATGACGACCTTTTTGAGATGATTAAGATTGTAAAAAAATATAAACATAGACCTCAAATACTTACTAATGGATTAAAATTAGGACAAGAACAATATGTTATTGATTTAAAAAAATCAGGTCT